AATCCTGATGCTCCCTTGCACATGACAAGCAATACACCTATTATTTCTTTTGATGAATCTGATGCTGGTCAAGAATATAGAATAGGATCTTTTGGTGGAGCATTTGCTCTTTATGATTCTACAGATTCAGCTTATAGGCTTATCGTAGATTCTTCTGGAAAAGTAGGCATAGGAACTACGAGTCCTGCTAATATATTACACGTACATCAATCTGATGCTAGTTCTAATGCTTATGTGCATATAACACAGCAAGATGGAGGGTCGGCAGCTACAGATGGTTTATCTATAGGTATTGAAGATGGAGGAGTAAACGCAGTCATAAGAAACCGAGAGAATGGTTATCTTAGAATGTATACGAACAATACAGAAAGAATGCGTATTACTAGTGCAGGAGATGTATTAATTGGACAAACCTCACAGACTGGATATGTTTTTGCACAAAAATTAGTAGTAGGTGATGGCGATAATAATGATGGTATTACTATTCAATCAGGGTCAACGCATCAAGGAAATTTAGCTTTCAATCATTCAGATGGTACGACTGCTCATGGAAGAATAAGTTATCAGCATAATTCTAACTATATGCAGTTTTTTACTAATAATACTGAACGCATGAGGATTGATAGTGCTGGTAAGACTATAATTAAAACTTCAGGTAGTGGTGATGATATTAGATTTTTTGTTGAAACACAAAATACTTCTGATACTGGTCTAGCTATAGGAAGAAATGGTACAAACAATTTAAAAACTGGTTTGAGGTCTTCATCAAATGGTAGTAGTAGTATATTTCAAATAAAATTATCTCTTGGTGAATCTGAAGGCACGCAGTCTATTTCGTCACCTCAATTTCAATTTTATCACAACGGTAATTTTACAGCTACAGGTTCAGTATCTTCCGACAGAAGATTAAAAGAAAATATTGTAGATATACCTGACGGTTCAACAGCTCTCATTAAATCCTTTAGTAAACGGCGGTGAAATAGATGAACAAGGAGCCGAAATTATGAGAGGAGTAGACTATTACGGAATACTTGCTCACGCAGTCAAAACAATACAAGAACTAGAAGCAAGAATCACAGAGTTGGAAGGATAAGAAATGGCAAATACAAAGATAACACAACATGTAATCGCAGATGATGCTATAACTACGGCAATGATAACTGATGCTAATATTACTCCTGCAAAATTACATGGTACATTAGATTTAAGTTCTAAAACTTTAACAATACCAGCTGTTGCTATTCCTAGTGCTTCAACAGCAACAACACAATCAGCATCTGATAATTCTACAAAGGTAGCTACAACAGCTTATGTAGAAACAGCAATTAGTAATTTAGTCGATTCATCTCCGTCAAGTTTAAATACATTAAACGAATTGGCGGCAGCATTAAACGACGATGCAAGTTTTAGTAGTACAGTTACAGCATCCATAGCAACTAAACTACCACTAGCCGGTGGTACTATGACAGGTGCCATAGCAATGGGTACAGCCAAGATTACAGGTCTTGGTAACCCTACAGCAAACCAAGATGCAGGAACAAAAACATATATTGATACAGCAGATGCTTTAAAATTAAATCTATCAGGCGGAACGCTTACAGGTGATTTAATATTAAATACAACTACTGCTTTAAAAATTCCAGCTGGTACAACAGGGCAAAGACCAAGTGCAGCAACAGCTCAATTAAGATGGAATACAACTGATGGTGCTTTAGAAGTTTATAATGGCTCAGCTTGGACAGCAGTTGGAACAGGTTCATCAAATAAAATATTAGATACATTTACTGGAGATAATAGTACAACAGACTTTACATTATCAGTCACCCCAGCAAATGAAGATGCACTTATAGTATTCATCGATGGTGTATACCAGGAGAAAGGTGATTACGCATTAACAAATGCAGTATTAGCATTAGATACAGCACCAGCATCTGGAGAAAAGATTGCAGTACATATTACAACAGCTTCTGTTCACGATGGAACATCTGCAACAAATCAACAATTTACAGCTACTGCAGGACAAACAGCATTTACATTAAGTGCAGATCCTAAGTCAGAAAACAATACACAAGTTTATATTAACGGTGTATATCAACAAAAGACAGATTACACAGTAAGTGGAACAACTCTGACTTTTGATACAGGCTTAACAGTTGGTGATATTGTTGAGGTAAATGCATTTACAGTTGCAACTCTCGGAAATACTGATACAGTCACTGAAGGTACAACTAACCTATATCATACGGACGCACGAGCACGAGGCGCAATCTCTGTAAGTGGTAATGCATTATCATACAATAGTTCAACAGGTGTTATAACATCGGATTACGAAGAAAGCCCTTCTTTTACAGGCAACGTGGGTATTGGAACGAGTAGTCCAACTGAAGATTTAACCATAGCTTCTACTTCACCACAAATTCGCTTTGAAGACACAGATGCATCAGGAACACCTTACTCAAAAGTAAGTGGGGTTCTTGGAAACATATATATCCAAGCAGATGAAGGAAACGAAATAGCCGACAGCAAGATAGACTTTAGAGTTGATGGTACTCAAAGAATGATCATCGACTCATCAGGAAATCTGTTGGTGGGAATGACAAGCACAGGTTCAACGGGTGGAATGTATATCGACCAAACTGGTAATGTGGTTTTAGCTTCTGCAAATATCAACTCTACAGAAACAAAATTTAAATGGACATCGCCAAAATTTAACGCAGGGAGTCAATCAAAACATGGAATCCAGTTGTTTAATGGGACTTCGGATAAAATGGAGTTTGGTTTTATTTCTGATAGTGGAGGAAGCCAAGGTTCTTTTCTTGATACCTCAAACACAGACCTTGGGACAATTATTCGATCAGACAGCAATGGTGTTCGTCTTGCCAATGGTGCGACTTCTTGGTCATCGTACTCAGACAGCCGTTTAAAAGACGTTACTGGAGAAATACCAAATGCACTTGATAAGATTGATGCAATGCGAGGTGTTTTGTTCTCTTGGAATGATGATGAGGAAAACACACAAAGATGTGGTGTTATTGCTCAAGAGGTACAAGCTGTACTGCCAGAGGTTGTTGATACTGACACAGATTACTTACAGGTTCGTTACACAGAAATGATACCTCTGTTAATTCAAGGCATTAAAGAACAACAAGATACAATTACACAATTAACAGCAAGATTAGAGGCACTAGAAAACGCTTAATTAAACATTTGCGTAAATAATTATACGAAGGTTAATTATATTGTTTATAATTAAACTTAAAAACACTAACACATTATGGCAGATACATTTACTACTAATTTAAACTTAACTAAACCCGAGGTTGGTGCATCCACCGATACCTGGGGTACAAAAATAAATACAGATCTTGATTCCTTGGATGGCATTTTTACAGCCAATGGCACAGGAACAAGTGTGGGCCTTAATGTTGGGTCTGGTAAAACTTTAAATGTTTCATCTGGTACTTTAACTTTAGCTGATAACCAAATATCAGGCGATAAGGTTGAGGGTGGAACTATAGCCGCCATCACCGTTACAAGTTTAACAGCCACAAGCGCAGAGATTAATGGCGGAACGATTGATGGATATACCATTGCAACTTCAAATGTTACTGTTGGTTCTGGCAAAACCTTCCAATGTTACTGTTGGTTCTGGCAAAACGCTTGACGTATCTGCTGGAACTTTAACTTTAGCTGACAATCAAATTAGCGGTGATAAAGTAGAAGGCGGAACAATTGCTGCAACCACTATTACAGCTCTAACATTTGGCAGTTTAAATGATGGCACAATTAATGTAACTGGTTGGGTTGACGAAGACAACATGGCTTCTAATTCAGCAACCTTAATACCAACACAACAATCCGTTAAAGCATACGTTGATTCACAATCAGGTGGTGCAAGTACATTAACTCAAGTTCTAACTGCTGGTAACAGCACAAGCGGATCTGATATTGTTCTTACATCTGGCGATAAAATTACAGGATTTACTTCAACTGGTATTGACGATAATGCTACATCTAATGCATTAACCATTGATTCAAGTGAAAATGTTTTTGTAACAAAAACTGTTACAGATGCAACAGTTGTAGGCTGGTCTTTTGGCAGTGATGGTAGAGGTACACAAGTCTTTGATTTTTCTGGTAGCAATGAAGCTTTAATATTAAATAATATCAATGCCTCAGAATCTACTTATGTAATAGATTTCAGACAACAAGGCACAGACTCTGGAAGAATACGAGTTCTTTCTAATAGTGTGGAATATCAAACTTCATCAGATTACAGGCTAAAAGAAAATGTAACTTATGATTGGGATGCTATTCCAAGATTAAAAGAACTTAAACCAGTAAGATTTAACTGGATTAAAGACTCAACAAATACTGTTATTGATGGCTTTATTGCTCACGAAACACAAGAAGTTGTACCAGAATCTGTAGGTGGTGATAAAGACGAAGTTTATCCTGAAGGTCACGAAAAAGCAGGTGAGCCTAAATACCAAGGCATTGACCAATCAAAACTTGTTCCATTACTTGCTAAAGCAATGATTGAACAACAAGAAATAATAGAACAGCTACAAGCCGATGTAGCAGAATTAAAAGGAGCATAAAATGGCAATATCATATGAATGGAATGTAAACACAGTAGATGTATATCCTACTGACGAAGATCACACTAATGTAATCTATAACGTGCATTGGCGAATAAACGCTACTGATACTGAAGTAGATCCAGAGGGTAATCCTTACACAGCAAGTGTTTATGGAACACAATCATTAGACACATCTGATCTTTCTGATTTCACAGACTTTGACAGCGTAACTGCTGCTCAAGTACAAGGCTGGGTTGAAGGTGCAATGGGTGAAGAGCAAGTACAATCTTTAAAAGATGGTCTTGACTCAAAAATTGCAGACGAAATTAATCCAACGAGTGAAACAAAACAATTAGTTGCTTAATTGAATGGCATTATTTCCAATCACACCTCCTGCGGGTATAGTCAAAAATGGAACTGATTATGCCAACAAAGGCCGTTGGGTTGATGGAAATTTAGTTCGTTTTGAAAACGGATATTTAAAACCTATTGGTGGTTGGACAAAACTTAGAAGCACAGCATTAACAGGTGCACCCATTGGGATGTACGCCTATAACGATAATTTAGGTCAGCCTATACTGGCAGTCGGTACAAGAGAAAAAGTTTATGTTTTATACAAAAACACTTGGACTGATATAACACCCGCAGGCTTTGTTAATGATGCAAGTGCTGATCCACTAGGTTATGGTGCATACCATTACAATGTAGAAGATTATGGTGATGCTCGTTCACAATCAGGATTGCCTTTAAAATCAGGTCATTTTTCTTTTGACAACTGGGGAGAACATTTAATCTTTTGTTTTTCCGTTGATGGCAAAATCTATAAATGGCGACCAAACTCAGGCGGTACAGCCGATACCATAGGTACAGTCGTAACCAACGCACCTACAGGATGTCAAGCAATCATAGTAACCAATGAAAGACATTTGGTGGCTATTGGTTCAGGTGGAGATCCAAGAAAAATCTCATGGTCAGACAGAGAAGACAACACTAACTGGACATCTAAAGCTACAAACACCGCAGGTGATTTGCAAATACCTACAGGTGGTAGAGCAATCATGGCAGCCTCACATGGCAATGACATTATCATTTTTAGTGATACTGGTATAAGCAGAATGTTTTATGCTGGATCACCATTTGTTTATGGTATTGCAGATGCAGGTACTAACTGTAAAACAGTCAGCAGAAGATCCATTGTTACAACTGGTAACTTCTTAACATGGATGGGTGAAAACTCTTTCTTTGTGTACGATGGTACTGTTAGAGAAATACCATGTGAAGTGCATGATTATGTTTACGATCAACTTAATGTACCAGGTAGACAGGCTTGTTGGGGTGGTCATAACTCTAACTTTAATGAATTATGGTGGGGTTTTCCTAGCGGTGATAATCAATACGCCCCTAACAAATACGTTATATGGAACTATGGCGAAAATGTTTGGTCTATTGGTGAACTAGACAGAGGTTGTTGGGTTGACCAAGGTGTCTTTGATTTCCCAACATCAGCAGATAACGCTGGATTTATTTATCAACACGAATCAACACTATTAGGTAACTCACCGAATTTAGGCGATGCTGTACCATATGCCACCTCTGGGCCTATCGAAATAGGCAATGGTGATAATTATGTGCAATGCAATCAAATACTTCCAGACGAAGAAGCTAATACACTTCCAGGTGTTACCCTTAGTTTCAAAGGTAGATTCACTCCACTAGGCCCTGAAACGGACTTTGGATCATTTACTTTTGAAACTGATGGCTACACAGATGCGAGGTTTACTGCAAGACAAGTCTCATTGACAGTCACAGGCAGTACCACACAAGATTTCCAAGTAGGAAAAATTAGATTAGATGTACGCAATAGAGGTAGAAGATAATGGATCTATCCGCACAAAGACAGTACATTCAAAGAGCAACCAATATTAAGTATTCTTTTACAGCTACCACACAGCAAACTATCTATACAGCACCTAGCGGTGGTGACTTTGATTTTGCGATAGTTAAAAGTTTTTTAGCTTGTGACCATGGTAATCAACAAACCAATTTAGATGTATCTATAACAGATACTAGCTCTAATGAGTTTTTTATTTATAAGCAACATAACATAGCGGCACACGCTACTGAAGAGTTAGTAACCAACGCAGGAATCATTATCCAACAAGGTGAAATCATAAAAGCACAAGTTAGTCATGCAAACATTCACTTGGTTTTAAGTATTATTGAATATGGAAAAGGCGACTAATAAAGTCACACCCATTAAAAAACAACCTGAAGAATGGGAAGTTCAATGGGAACGCTGTAAGCCATATATAGCAAAAGCTATCAAACATCAAGATTCCTATACAATAGACGATATAGAGGATAAAATAAGACATGGAATATTCCATTTATGGCCAGCTAAGAAGTCGGCTATGATAACTGAATTTGTAGTATTCC